ACAACGGGGATACCCACATACACATTGTAAGGCTCCACCCTATCTGTTCTAGGATTATGCAACGCTTGTGGGTCAGCCGGTTTAGTGATAGGTTCTAGCTGAGGGTGTTTTGGCTCAAAACACTCGCCACAAACCTTAAACCCTGTCCACTCCACCTGCATACTTAAATAAGGGTACTGTTGTCCACATCGGTCGCAAATAGCTAACGACTGTATCCCAATGGCATACGTCATTAGTACACCCCGTAATAATCTTTATTCGGTGTGAGCTTTAAATTAGCTCGGTCGCGGTCTTCACTTGCCGCTCTTTCAAACTCTTCTTCGTAAATAGCTTTTAAAAACTGGGTGCGGTCTGGTGCTCGTTTCAAACTAATATAGTAGGCCAAACCCGCTGCCAAACAGGGGTAAAACCTGAACGGCATTTCTAACGTATTCTGTTGCGTATCTGCATCGTCTATACGAACTAACCTATCAAACACCAGAGTGTACGCTTGGTCTGGTGTAGGCCATACATTCACATTAGGGTTTATTTGTCTATCCACATAAAACTCAGTAGGTCGTGCCTGAGTATTTTTAGACGGAATATTCAAAAACTCTTGCCTACTCACTCGTGAAATACTGATATCTTGTTGGTTACTTGATCCCACGTTGGTTCGCACTACGGCAGACAAGATGTCTATGGTATCGGCACCTAAACTGTACGAAGCAGTCCCTTGAACTAAGCTCACTGAAGTCTGCTCAATCGTCCACCGATTAAGTCCTCTATTTGCCCAGTCTGCCAACATCAAATTGAGAGACCGCCGAGCGGTTTTTAGGTCGTAGCCGGTACGGGCTTCTATCCCACAACGCTCGAAGGCCTCCTCAACGTATTCGGCAACGTCAAGCTCAAAATCTTTTGAACCAGATACAGCCATCATTTATTCCTTATGAGCATGGCCCTTTGACCATTTTGCTACCAGAATCGCCACCGTAGCGCATTTTTTTACGCTTAGTAGATTCACCGTAGCCTCCCATTGCCATAGCTTTGCGGGGTGACTCCATCATTGAACCACCGCCCATTTTCTTTTTACGATCTTTCATAGGAAAACCCTCTTGCATATTCTTATATGCTGCCGGAGAAATAGTTGACTCGCTTTTAGAACGGGAAGTCCCTGCCTTTTTACGAGCATTTATGTTGTCGTACAGACCTCTTGCCATTGTAGTCACCTGCTTGGTTTCTTGTCCGCGTGTTATCGGCACTAGCCTAAACCTTTGAGTAGCTGCAAAAATGTGTCGCTATTAACTACACCACCAAAAACTACCGCACCAACTAAAACCCATTTAGCTTGAAACAAGGCTTTTTTGACATCCCGCATGTCGGTATGCAGCTCTTCCACCTTGCTGTAGATGTGCTTTTGAGTTGTACGCATTTCCGTGAACTCAACTTCAAGCTCGTGTACTGTTTTAGCCATCATTCCTCCACTTACCACGCTTTGCATGACCAATACCTTGCCGAAAACTTATCTTTGGCGGTATCGCAATTGTGCCTAGCGCGGAAGTTAGACCTACGTCCGGGAATGTTCTTTTTTATCGTCATGTTAGGGTCGCCAAAACGGACTAACTTGACCTCATCCCCTTTTTTAGCCAACACCGCTGACTTTTTTGGGCCATTGGGTGTGCGTTTGGGCTTGTTGTATCCGGCAAATGTCTCCCCTCGGTAGGTTAGCCTACCGGAAGGGGTTCTTTTTACATTCTTTGTACTAGCCAAAAGAAGGACCCCGTTAACTATAAAAAACAGTCATTGCCGTAATATTTGTTTCTACCGAAACATATATATCAGACACACGGATACCCTCATCCGGGATGTTAACCGAATGAGAGTCGTCACTCTTAAAATCAATGTCTAAAGCGGTAGCTCCACCGTTACCGTCGGTAATAGTAAGACGACCGGCTCCGGCAGCGTCCGTTAAAACCTGTATTTGGCGTATACGAGCCGGACCTACTCCAGCAGAACCCGTGCTCGTTAGCCGTTTAGCTTTTACATCAGAACCAGCCATATCAACCTCCTAATCAAGAAAGGTTTCTATCTTGAAGATATAAGACAGTAACTGTGGCGGCTCCCGCACTTGCGGCTGTGCCTGTTTGATTGTATGTGACTGTAACGTCCACATCAGACACACCAATATCCACTAAATTACCAATTTGACTTACATCAGAAGTAGCCAGTACTCTTGCTTGAGCTCCTGCCGCCAATGCGTCTGCATATTTGTCAGCAGTTACGCCATCTCCAACATCGAGAGTGTTGGTTGTACCCGCATTAAAAGCAGTCGTAACATCGACTGCAATCTGGTAAATTTGGCTGTTAGCAGGGAGTGTTGCAACAACAGTGGTTGAACCGTTAGCACCAAAAACAACATTGCCGCTCTGCGCCATCAAAACAAAGCCGACATTAGCTTTATTTGTACCGACAGTAGTTCCAGTAGTGTCTTTGATTGTTCCAGCTTTGATAGGACCAGAAAAGGTGGTAGTACCCATAGTGAAATACCTCTTGCACAAGGATTAGCTCAACAGTAAGTGCAAAATCAGGGGGCATAGACCTGTCTGTTAAGCTGTTTGTGATGCCCTACGAGTCAAACTATACGCAAAAAAAGAGGGGGACACAAGTGCCCCCCTCTGTTTTTATCGTTTCACGTGAAACGATTACGCACCTTCGGAACCGAACACACAACGTGGGTCCGACACACCAAAGCTGTAACGCTCACGAGCTTTGTAACGCACGTTGCCAGTCTCAAAATCACCTTCCATAGAAGTTTTGATCGCAGAGCGGACAAAATGCTTAAAGCCGTTAGGCGCATCAGTCTTGATGAAGAACGCATCAGGGTCTGTTAGGAAGTGGTTGACCACATACCCGTCAGGCAACATACCCATGTTACGTATCGCGTTGATGTCGTTATCAGCAGTGCTTGGACGCAAGTTACTAGCCATCAAGCGCTCAGCAACGAATTGCAGCGCAGGAGGGATAATTAGCTTACGGCCTTGCAGTGCAATCTTCAGGCCACGCTCGTCGATAAACGCTGCGATGTCAATCAATGATTGCTCTAGCGAAGTCTCGTTGAGGTCAGCTTGCGTAGCAAGCGTGTTGCTGAAGTTGCCACCACCCACAGTTGGGTGCGCGGTTGAGCAAAGTGCAGCCCCGTCACCAATTGTGAAGTTAGTGTCAAAAGCATTGTTCAAAATAGAAGCTGCTTTGACTTGCTTAGTGTTAGCCATACTACGAGCCAAAGCGCGTGTGTAGCGAGAGCTGAGGCGGTCGTAGAGGTTATCCTCAACGGCTTCTTCAGTGATCGCAAACGCAAGCGCGATTGTTTCGTGAGTATAGCGAGCAGTAAACGCTTCGTTAGCTGTGTCGTAAGATACAGCTGCGCCTTCACCCTTAACAGGTGCTTGGCCGAAGCCTGCTAACATGACTTCTTCTTCAAACGCTCGGTCTGAAGATTCTGTCTCGAAGATTTCGGCATGCTCATTGTCATACCTATCGTACTCCAGACCGAACAAGGCATTCAATCCTGGCTCAAGTTCTTTTAGGAGTTGGGAACGAGTAATCGCCATTTCCTATTCTCCTTATACACCTGCGCCAGTGCCATTAGCACCGTAGCGGTAGAAGTGATTGTTGAGTTGAACAATTGCCAAACGACCTGCGGCAGTTGCATCGTCACTGTTTGGCTGATCAGCAAAACCGACAATACGCATGTTTAAAGTGTTGGTAGTGTTCACCGTTGAGACAGCCAGTTCAGCACTAGACATACCAGTAGTAGCATTACCACTAGTCGCCGAGGCGAAATTAGCATTTGCATGGACAGTTAAGTCCGCTGCGGCAGCATCACAATTGATCAGGAATAACTGATCAGGGTGTGCTGCGATAAGTGCAGTTGCAGCCGTACCAGACTTGACAGCAGCAGTTCCAGGCCACTTATTAGTGAACGTAGGAGTGCCATTTAAGTCAGTGTACTGACAACCAATAAACGCGCCCAGTATAGGTACAGTTCCGCCAGCGGCGGCACCTACGATGTCAATCATACCGTTTGCTAAGGGGATAACGGGGGTGCCTTCGTAAATTACACTGGAGGTACCCGCTGTCGCCGTAGTTTGGATATCGAAGGACATAACACCGTTGGTGTTTGCACCTGCACCGAGCATTTTGTAAGGCCGAAGGCCAAATGCGGCATCTATATTAGCCATTGCTCAGATCCTATTTTAATCGGAGGAACCTTTGTTCCCACCGAAAGTTACACGAGACTGCCTTTCAGGTTTAATGATAGGCATAGACGGATGTTGCTCCCGCATGAGATCATTGTCCACGGCGGTCATTTGATCTCTCGTCTGTTGACGGAAATGATCATTGCGCTGTTTACGTGTCTCTATTGGGAATCTACCAAGTACCAGTCCTCCAACACCAATAACACCTGCGTGTTTACCGTCTTGGACGGTTGGTGCTTCGAAATCTGGATACTCATCGGCGCGAACTAGCTCAAAACCTTCGCGAAGGCGAGCGGACAGGTTCTTTTTATCGTCATAACCCATGATTGACTCACGAATCCAACGATGAACAAAACCTTCCGGAGCGGGTGGTGCGTCCAGTGTTGACGGTGGCCTCCAAGGCTTTGCTCTGGAGGATTTTTCCCTAGTTTGGGATGTGCGTGGGCTTCTTTCGGTCATTTAACCTTCCTCACGGATTCTGCATGCGGAGCAGTTGCTTCGCGTACTGTTGTTCAGTTATACCAAGTTTTTTTGAAATTGCAACTTGAGACGGAGATAGTTTGATTTCCCTACGACCATTACCATTCCCACCCCCTCGGCTCGCAGAGGCCACTTTTGGTCCTCCGGTTGCTTTAGGTTTAGCTGTTTGGAACTTATGTGGGAACTCTACGCGCATACGGTTATCTATTTCGGCATAGTAATCGTCGGAAGTAGGATCAAAACCCTCTACTTCTGTCAATTGCTTATGCAGGTACATAGCCGTTAGGGTCATAGGCTCGTCGCTACCAAACCATTCATTA